CTGTTTGCCTTGGCTTTAGCAAAATCTCCTGAATACTTCATTATGTACTCTACTGCTTTTGTTGGATCTATATCCATTTTCCCCATTCTCCCTTGTTACCTTTTTGCCATTGGTCTGCAAATAGATTTAGTAATTGGCTATCGATTTGGTGTTTCGATAGATATTCCCTAAACTTCTGCAAACCCCAAGCTGCTCTCCACTTACAGAGTTGCCGTACTGCCGATCTTTGCCGAAAGTCTGGCTCTGAACTGGGCAAAAGATTCTCCTGCATATGGGTTTAATCCTAACTCTCTGCCTTTGGCTAAAGTAAGTTCATCGCTTGCATACCAAGGTAAAGGAGGTCTTTTATTCTCTTTCTGCTCGATAACAAGCTCATCCTCAAATCTTTCCTGATTTAACCAGGTAGATGCATGAGGAATAAACTCCCAATCAGTTCCTTTTGCTGACCAATACTTACGATGCTCTACTATTGCCTCTAGCGCCTTTTGTTGGTTGTCTAGACTTAGTTTTTCCCACGATCTTTTTGCTGTTAGCTTTCCGACTTTTTTTGGATATTGCGACCAAAAGTTCTCGAATTTCATTTTCCCTTTTCCCTTTCATGTTTTCTATTGCCTTCACCAACATACTTTCTAAACCATGTTGCAACAACATTTTATGACCCTGACTATCAAACACTACCTCTACATTAGCAGAGCCATCTATGTTTTCTCTAATTCGTTTGATCTGTATCAGCATCTATCCATACCTTTATGTTTTGGTTAAAATCTGCTTTCATAAGAACTGGCTTGTTTAAGCAATCTAACATTTTATACAAAGTCTGTTTTACTTCTTCTTTATCTTCTCCCATAACACCAACACCTCTTGCTGTGTATAGATAAGGCTCATGGTTCTTATCGTAAAAGACCTCACACACTTCGATCCAAGGCTCTCCATCGTTCTCGTCTGAAAAGTCTACCACTCTATGATTCCAATGCATTATTTACTCGCCAAGATGTAAAGACCCACATTACTAAAAGCATACCCTGTATATACAACTGCCATAGGCATATTCCCTTTTAGGGCTTGTTCACACCCAATATAGGCATAGATTAATCCGGTAACGATAATTAACCAAGCACTCATTTCTCTTGTGCCTTTTTTAGTATTGCTCTAGCAAATTCAATCCAGCCTTCATTAGAATCAATATGGTTTACAACTGCATTACCTACTGCAATTATTTCCTCATCTGTTAGTTCTTTTACTGGATGGGTATAGAGTGGAATCAAGTCTTTAAATCCCATTTCCTCAAAGTAATCTTTACTTCTTGACACATCACCGCCTTGACTCATCCACGCTACTGGTTCATTGTTCATTTATTGGCTTTTCTCAACGCTATATGCTTTTGTAAAATATACCAAAACTTTGATTTGATAATCATTTTTTCCCCTTTGTGCATGAAACTTTAATAATATTATACGAGTTCTACAAATAAGTCCTGAGTATTTTCCCTAATGTATCGTATTTGTTGCATTAACTACTTTTAGGTATCTTTTATGTTACAAAATACAACTTGTATATAAATGTTAGTTTTCTATACATTTTGTTACAACATATATATATTTTGTATATATTTAGACAATACTCTCCTTTAGGTGATATGCCTTATCAACCTGATCCATCTGTTACCAGACTAATCCTTCCTAAGATAATGTTCAATCATTTGTAGACTTATATATCACCCTTGATCTACAAATTTGTGCAGTACCCATTTAAGTCTGCGAGGCTTGCCATCCTAGTAGTGAGCCTATCTTTTCTTCCACGCTGCCGATATAAGCACTTAATTTCGCTTGGAGTGCGAGCAGAAATAGAAAAACCCCATAAGGTAGCTCTAAGTTGATACCACTTAGCAAAGCAGTCGAGACCTTTGCTAAATGCTCAAAGCTACCCTATAGGGTCTACTCAACTGTGGTACTAACAGGTATCAATCTGCTGACTAAATTATAAATCAAAAAATAACAAAAATCCTCTATTAAGTAGATATTAAGCCTATTAAGCTCTTAAAAAGTTGCTAAATTGCTAAGTATTGTTTTTTACCACTCCCATCTATGGGAGAGGTTAAAACTCAAACTCTTTGTAGTCATACCTCCCATTTTCTTTTTTGTACCAGCCGAAAACCAAGATGCGCCAGTTTGACCTTAAAACTTCTGGCAACATAGGCGATTCGCTTATTTTTTTTATCCGAGTAGACATATTGCTTTTGGAAGTAAGTTGGATGGCTACAGTCTCTCCGTTTCCAATAGCCAATATGTCGAATATGCCAAACAAATCTTTTTTTCGTTTGGTAAAAGCGTTGTACGATTCCACGACATCGCATTGGTAGCCTCTTTCGGTCATTAGCGCAATGGTGCGCTGATTAAGACTAGCCAAGATCTTGTGCTGTAATCTTGCCCTCAGAAGCCTCAATAATGGCTTTGTGGTGCTTTTGTGGGATGCTGTTACGCATTGACCAGGCATAGACAGTTACATACTTCATGCCGAGCTTGTCTGCTATATCTTTGTAGCTGCCAAATACTTCTAGCAATTTATCAAAGTGTTGTGTTTTTACAACAGTATCCATATATTCTCCTTTTGTAGATCTTTGATTCTAGCCTAATTTTGTAGAAATGTAGATATTAGGGTTTATCCTAGTATAAATATTCTACAAATCTCTACAAATAGTGTATAGTTTCTACATAAGCAATGTTGCTTATTTCTTGTGAAAGGGAAAAAATGAAGAACTGGCACATGGTAGTAATTGGAGTTTTATTAATTATCTTTGCTCAAACAATGTGGTATTTGACAGGTAAGGGGATTGTATGAATAAGTATGATGCTTGGTTAGAAAGTGGTGCAGATCAACAATGTTTAGGCGATCAGCAAGAGTATGTGTGGACTACCTATATGAAGCCAGGTAAGCCATGCGATCCGATGGATCTGGATAACTTCCAAGAGTATCTTGCAGATGCAACTGCCGATTACAAAGGTGCTGAGAAGTGGGAGAATCTGCGAGAGTATGCAGATAAAGGTGAATGGGAAAAGTTTGGTAGGGCTATTTATTTTCTAGTCCACGACCATATCGAAAACAAATTAATTGCAGAGGAAGAATAATGTCTAAATATTTAGAACTTAGAAATGTAGATGTATCGGACAAAATTGAACGCAAGAATGGACTAAGCTACCTTTCTTGGGCATGGGCTGTAGACACATTGCTACAACGAGATCCACAAGCTACTTGGTCTTATGGCACTCCTGTAGCGTTTGGTGAAACTGTAATGGTGTTTTGCACAGTCAATGCGTTTGGTAAGTCTATGACCGCACAGTTGCCGGTAATGGACTATCGGAACAAAGCCATTGCTAATCCAGATGCGTTCTCTGTTAATACAGCTATGCAGCGTTGTCTAGCAAAAGCAATTGCTCTACATGGTCTTGGATTGTCTCTTTATGTCGGAGAAGATTTGTGGGATGATATAGAGATAGACTCTACAAGTCTTGTAGAAAAGATTGCTAAGTCTGCTGATCTTGTAGAACTCAAGGTTAATTTTGCCTCTGCGTACAAAGAAGTTGCTAAAGACAAAGAGGCTTTGAAAAAGGTAAACGATGCCAAAGAAAAGAGAAAGGCAGAATTAAGTGAGACTAGCCAATGAACAGCCAGATAATGTATGCCTTGAGTGTGGAGACAAATGGGGTATCCACAGACTCAAGAGTTCAGAGAGCCATCGTGTATGGGTAGACCAATGCGATGTATGTTTAAAACTCACAGCCGTAGCAGATGCCTCGGAATATGGATATATGAAGGATGGATGGGATGGAGAAAAAGTGGTGTCATAGTTGTCAAGTTTTTCGACAAAAAGATGGTTTTAAGTTGGTAAAGACAGGAAATAGAAACAAGCCTGTAATGCGTTGGAAATGTGAATTTTGTTTAAAAAGGGAGTCGGAGAGAAAATATGGGAAATAAATTTTTTGAAAGAGCTAGAAAAGTAGCAAGGGATATAGATGATGGGGTTTATATCTACACCCCAAGCAGCACAGATATTACGATTAGATGGCGCAAATTGTATGGCTATGTGCCTGCAAGTGAGCAAGCAAAGTATCAAAAGAAATGGGCAGAGTTCAGGGCATTAACCACCAGAACTTTGGAAAATGTACAAGCACCAGAAGTGCCAGGAGTCGTGCAATGGAAAAAGTGGCAAAAAGTTTAGTAACAATAGGTATTTACATTTTCTTGCCTTTTGCGATAATTAAACAATCTTGGGATTTAGCAAATACTTGGATCGAGGAAATTATTAAATGAGAAACAAGCATTGCATGGATGCGTTCTACAAGACCCTAAAGGAGATAGATATTCCTTCTGGTCAGTCTATGATCTGCGAGCATTTTTTTGCTTGTGGATGGGATGCAGCCATCGATGCTTTGTCTATCGCATACCAGAGGCAATTTGAAGAAGATGGAGTCGATACTCAGCTTATTAGGAGAGAACCGCAAGAGCCACCATCAGACGATGACAAGGAGTGATTGGTATCCTGTATGTTTTGTAAAGAAAGACTACCAAGCATGGAAGTATTATCAGAGGTGGGCTAGTGAGGTATGTAGTGTGTGCGATGATTGCACAGACGAGTATCAGAAGAAGATGAAGAAAGAAAACAGATGTTTTATGGGGGAATGTATGGAGCTATCTAGCAATAGTCGTAAGTATGCAAAATGAACCAGTTTCTCAGGCTATTATGGTTGTTCGTGAAGTAGAGCCATATAAGTTTGATATACAAATAGAAGGATCTGATTTATCCTTAGAGGTGTCTCAGATCATGGTGAAGTTCTTAAACGATTGTTTAGAACAGATCCACAGAGATACAAAACTGCATTAAGTGAATAGGGGAATGGGGAAATGGAACAAAGAACAGAAGAATGGCATCTTGCTCGTCTTGGAAAAGTAACCGCTAGTCGTGTTGGTGATGTTTTAGCCAAGATCAAAACAGGGGAATCTGCATCTCGTAAGAACTACAAGATGGAGTTGGTTGTTCAGCGTCTGACAGGACAGCCACAAGAATCTTTTACTAATGCTGCAATGGAATGGGGTACAGCCACAGAGCCACAGGCTAGGATGGCATACGAGGCTTATACAGGAATTTTTGTGCATGAGGTAGGGTTCATAAATCACCCCACAATAGAAGGCTTTGGATGCTCTCCTGATGGGGTTATTGGGGAAACACTACATAGCAAACATAATTCAGTTACACCAATGACAGGTTTAATTGAGATCAAGTGTCCGAATACCGCAACGCATATCGAGACAGTCTTGGAGAATAAAGCTCCAAGTAAATACATCCCACAAATGCAATGTCAGATGGCAGTTACAGGTGCTAAATGGTGCGATTTCGTATCGTTTGATCCTAGAGTGCCAGATGACTTGCAGTTGTTAGTAGTACGAGTCGAGAGGGATCAGGAGTATATCGACTCGATGGAAGTAGAAGTAAAGCAGTTTTTAAGCGAGGTCTTAGACCTATTTAACCAATTGAAAGCGAGGCAGTTATGTACGAAATGAAAGATGGTAGTTTTAGCCTATTTAAGAATGACAAGAAGCTCACAGAGAAACACCCTGATTACAAGGGGTCAATCAAGATTAATGGAGTTGAGCATTGGTTTGATGCCTGGTTAAAAGAAGGCAAGAAGGGAAAGTTTTTATCTGGGAGAATTGGCGATCCTAAGAAACAAGGATTTACTCCCAAGGGAATGGATGAGATGCCAAGAGATAGTGGCATTAAAGATGACGATATACCTTTTTAGGGATAAAATTATGAAAAAGATTATTACAGCAGCAGTAACATATATGTTACTAATGGGAAGTGCATATGCTTGTCAGACCACTACAATTATTAGTGGCGATAAGATTATAGTTTGTACTGTTTGTGGCAGTTTAATTAGTTGTATGTAACCCCCAGATGAGATCGGCATCAGTAAGCGCAATGCTTACACCCTTCACAAGGAGTGCCACCCCCCTACCGATTAGGGTGGCTTTATGACTTTCCAAACAGACCTACAGAGGGGCTTAGAGATAGAGGAAAGGGTCTTGGCTATCCTACGCAAGAAATACCCTTGTGCGACCATTGTAAACGCTTTTAAGGGGTACGATATATGGATACCAGAGATAGATAAGGCAGTCGAGGTGAAGTTTGACCCGATGAGCCAAAGAACAGGCAATATCGTTGTAGAGATAGAGATGTATGGGAAAGACTCAGGATTAATGGCTACCAAAGCAGATTTCTGGGTTTTCTACGATGGACAGATGTTTGTCATCATGCCAGTCAAGCACATATTTAAGTGCATATTCCTGAGCAAACTACAGTATGTAGAATTTATATGGGAGGGGGATAGTCAGATCAAAAAGGCTTTCTTAGTGGACAAAAA